GGCGCATCCAGATCGCAAAGGACGAGGCCACGAGAAGCATCGCTGAATATATCAGGGACAAGATCACGATGGAGTATGATCCGCGGACGAATACTGTGCGCGGAACGCTGGAAATTTAGGGTTTGGAGCTGATGACGTGGAACGGCTGACATTGAAAGACTTCGATATGTGTCACTATTGCAGCTATGGGAAGACCTGTGAGTGCCATGCAGATAACCAATTCCCGGTTTGTGAGGAGCGTGCAATTTATGGCCGCCTTGCCGCCATCGAGGACATTTTGGGGCCGGACTATGACCTGGACCGGCTCCGGGTACTGATAGAGGCGGACCGGGACGGCCTGGTCCGCATTGCAAAGCGGCCACCTCTGGAAAGCGAGTGCTGCGGGAACTGCGACCACTTCCAACGGATCGCGGGGACGGCGCGGGGAGACTGCGCCGTCCGGGAATATATCAAGGACCACTGGAGGCAAGAAGACCGGAAGCGCGGGAAATTCACACCCAGCCAGTCCCGGAAGGCGTGCCGGCAATTTCAAAGGAGGACGGAGGAAGATGGAGGATCTGATTCGACGGGTTGACGTAGTACGGCCAATGCTGAAGAAATATCAGGAAGCGAAACGGAATGCGGACAGGGCGTGGGAATTGAATGACCTTACCCTTTGCCACGGTTTCCGGTCAAATATGGAGACTTTGAGAGCGTGCATCCAGATCGCCGTTGAGGCCAAAACCATGGAAGAGGCCGGCGGGGAAATTCTGCCGGATGCGCTGGAACACTATGGAGAGCGTGCCCAGGTGGATATGATGCTGGAAGAGATGGCGGAGCTTTCCAAAGCGTTGTTGAAGCTGCGGAGGGCGCAGAAGTTCCGTGAACCGGGCCAGTGGCTTCTCATGGAGGATGTGGCGGAAGAGATCGCAGATGTGCAGATCGTCCTGGACCAGATGAAGATGCTGTACCCTATGTGGGATGGCTTTCGGCGCAAAAAGTTGCAGCGGCTGGAGGAGCGGATCGAGAAAGAGAGGCAGGCGGATGCAGACGAAGGAAGAACTGCTGGAGATCGAGCAGCGGTTGCTGGTGGAGATGGGCCGTCGATACGGCGCCCACCTGGAGAAGGCGGCAGCGGCGCGGCGGGCCCGGTCCAGGGAGAGAGCGAGGCGGGCACGTGAAGCGGCGATCCAGGGAATACGAACGGCTGGCGGCGATGGCGGCGGAGGCCAAGCGCCGCAGGCTCTCCTACGGCCAGCTGATGGCCGGCACAACGGAGTATGAGCGAAACCAGATCGTGCAGAAAAGGCGGAAAACATAAACGAAAGGAGGTGCCGCGGGTGTTTCGGTACAAGAAGTCCATTCCGGTGAGCTATGAGCGGCAGGGATACATATACTTCACTTCCCTGCTTTACCGGGAGCTGCCGGAGGGGGCACAGCGGAAGATCCTGAACCTGTGCCTGGAAGCCGGGGGCGAATACTACCAGGCCCTGTTCGAGTTCGTGACAACGGACGCGGGCGCACAGGCGGTCTGCCTGCGGCACCACCTCTCCCCGTCCGTGCTGGAACGAGCCGTGCGGAGATACTACGAGGCGTTCCCGCGGAAGATTTGATATGCAGGCGACCGGGGCCCACTCCGGGCGCCTGCGTCCTCCCCTTATCTATGACCACATTCCGGTAAGGGTCACGCCTGCTGCGGCGGGTGCTCCAGTGCGATTCTGGTGAGCCGGGCCCCTCCCCTGCTGTCTGTGTTGACTGCTGCGTTCCTACGTGGAGAGAGCGGCGGCGGGGGATTCTATGCCGCGCTGCGGGTGCATGAGCCGGGCGGGGCCTGCAAAACGAGATTCCGGTTTAAGTCACATCAAAAAGCCACCAACGCCCTGGCCGCCAGTACACGAGCACTGAGGTCCTCCGAAGTGGAGGGGAGCCAAAACGTGCCGCCGTCAATGCTGGGGACGGCACCAACGAGGGGCCCTGCGTAGACGATCAGACGAAAAGGCTTTCCGGATCATATACATATTAACATTCGCGCGTGCGCGCGAATGTGGGCTTGGTAAGGGCCTAAGTTTTCAACAATAAAGCAGATAAACACAGAAGGGAGAGCGTCCCAATGGAAGGTTACTGGATCGTCCGGACGTATGAGGCGGGCAACGTGGGAGAAAAAACAAAATTTTTCGTCCCCGGTGCCCGCCCCACGAGATCACAGCGCCGCCTGCGGGACGCCGCCCGGAAGCAGGCACAGAACGAGTACAGCGCGGAGAAGGCGCTGGCCCGCCTGCTCAACGCGAACTTCACAGAGGGCGACCTGCTGGTGGGCCTGGACTATTCGGACGATGGACTGGCGCGGCTGGAGGCCTGGGCTCTCCGGCAGGGCCTGCCCATGGAGACCGAGGAAGAGCGGCTGGACACCATGCGGGCGGCGGCAGAGCACGAGCTGCAGCTGATGATCCGGCGGGTGAAGCGGGAGCTGGACAAGCTGGGGCTCCCGCTGCGGTACGTGGCCGTCACCTCCGACATGGACGGAGACACCGGGGAGACGGTACGGGTGCATCATCACTTGGTAGTAGACCGGGCGGTGCGGGACGTGTTCGTGGAAAAGTGGGCGGGCCTGGGCGGCGTGGACTGGAAGCCGCTCTCCCCGCAGATGGACTACACGCCCCTGGCCTCCTACCTGATCCGGCAGGTGCGGCGGGTGCCGGATCACAAGAAGTACATCTCCAGCCGGAATCTGCTCCGGGTGGAGCCGAAGGACCGGATCGCCATGAGCGAGGCGGAAGTCCGGGTGCCGAAGGGCGGCGTCCTGCTGTTTCGGGAGGCGTACCACCCCGGCCTGTCCCAGTACATCCGGTACATCCTGCCGGAGAACCGGCGGAAGCGGCCGCCAGGGACTGCCGGAAAAACAGAATAAGCGGCGAAGGCCCGGGAATTTTCCCCGGGCCTGGAAGCCATGGAATTTTTCGACACGACACCGCGCACGCGGGGGCCCGCACGCGCACGTGCACACACGCGGGATGGAACATTTTGTACCCAACATAGTAAGTGAAAATACTTTACAGAATTTTATTTTTTGAAAATGGAGATTCAAACGTCTGAATCTGTTGTGCGGCAACGGGTCCAGGTGTTTTTTTGCTTTGCAAAAATAGACGGTTCGACGCATGGACACCCTGTTAGACTGGTACTAGAGACCAGGGCCGAAAGGGGGGCGGCCGATGTGGCAGGACGAGGAAGGCCCAGGAAGTACACGCCGCGGACGCTTAAAAGGGATGTAGAGCGGTATTTTGCTTCCATCACCCGGAAGGTGCGCATCACAGAGCCGGTGCCCACCGGCCGGTACGACGATAAAGGGCACATGATTTTTGAACAGGTGCCGGTGAAGAACTCTCTGGAAGAGGAAGTCTGGGTCACAGAGTACATCGTGCCGCCGGAGATCGCGGCGCTGTGTGAGTTCCTGGAGATCGACCGGAGCACCTGGGCCAACTACCGGGACCCGGATAAAAACCCGGAGTTTTCGGAGATCACCCAGCAGGTCTACGAGCGGATGAAGGCGTGGAACGAGCGGGAGCTGCTGACGCGGCCCGGCAAAGACATCAAGGGAATTGTCTTCAACCTGGAGAACAACTACGGGTACCGGGAGCGGCACGACCTGGACTTCTCCAGCAAGGGGATCGAGGAATACCTACAGAAGCTGGAAGAGGCCGGCGGGGGTGGCAGTTTATGAACATCCTGAACGTGCGGGAGTACATCGAGACGTTCCTGAAAATCCGCACGAAGGACGGAACCCTGATGCCGCTGCGGCTCAATCAGCCGCAGGATCGGATGTACCAGGCGGTCAAATCCCAGTGGGACGCCGGAAAGCCAGTGCGGATCATCGTCCTCAAAGCCCGGCAGATGGGGTTTTCCACTCTGACGGAGGCCATCATCTTCGCCATCACGGCCACCCGGTTCTACACCGAATGCATGATCGTTGCACACAAAGACGAGGCCACCGCCAACCTGTTCCGAATGTCCCTGCGTTACTACGAGAATCTGCCGGAGCCAATGAAACCCATGCGGAAGGCAAGCAACGCCCACGAGCTGGTCTTTGATAAGCCGGCCCACTACAAGGGTCGCCGGCCGGGCCTGGGGAGCTCCATCAAGTGCGCCACGGCAGGCGGCAGCGGCGTCGGCCGGTCCGCAACGCTCCGGTGCCTCCACCTGTCCGAGTTCGCCTTCTGGCCGGGAGACAAGCGGGAGACGCTGGCAGGCCTGTCGCAGGCGGTGCCG